GTGTATAGTTGTCCTAGTACTTTTGGTTGTCTAGGTTTCTTAGCGTCATCTAAGCCAAACAAAGAACTGATTTTTTCTTCTTCCATGATTATCACTTTCTATAGTAATATAGAGTATACTCTACTTTGTTTCGGATGTCAAACTATCAACTCCATATTTGCACAACCAATATGCATCAATCAAGTCGGAAGAAGGATTCCACTGCTTCTCAGTCATATGTAGTTCTTCTTTTAAACGAATGTCATTAAATTCTTCAAAGACTTCTTGCATTCGTTCTTTATTCGCATTGCCTTTACCAGTGGCATATTTCTTAAGTACTGTTGGTGGTACTTCTGTACATTCAACAGCAAACAACCACAATCTGTATTTTAGAATGCCAGCGTTCTCTGCAATGTTGAAAACTCTGCCCTTTGATCCCATAGAATAGCCTTCTAAGAATACATGGCAGTTTTTGTCTGTCTCTAACAATCTATCAATGAAGAAATTTGATATGCCATCATATCGTAATACGTCAGTCATTCCTTCATGATCGAAAAACTTACCTCTTATGTTTTTAAATTGCACATCATATTTTCTAGATTGTGTCAGAAAATAAAAATGACATTTTTCAAAACTAAACTCACCACTCTCATCATCAAATACACACATCGCAGGACATGTTAGAGAATAATCTACTCCTGCTATAATCATCTATCGTCTTCTTTAGAGGACCATTCATCATCTTCTATTAGACTATCCCAATCTTCATCTGTCCACTCTTCGTCTTTTTCTGATACTGCTTCTTCGGTTATTTTTGAACCGCAATAAGAGCAATTTGATGGTATTGTGTTATCTCCGCCTTCTAATGGAGTTACTGAATACTCAGCCTCGCATGTGTCGCAGAATACGTTATATGTTGTCATGTGCTTTCTCCTTATTCGTACATTACTGTGTCTGTATCTCCTAAAGCCCATTTCGGATTATGTTCTACAACAAACTTTCTTGTTGCAACTTTAAAATCTGGAAACTTCATTTCTTTAGGGTTGCTTGCGGCATCGTAGAATATACAACGATTGTTCGGTTGTGCCGCATACTGTCCATTATCTAGTTCAATGAAATTGTAAGACTTGTGGTCTTCAGGCCATTCAGAATATGTTAAGTCAATCATGTTGTGGTCTGGTGCGGCATGGTCAACTGTGAACATATAATTGCCTTGGTACCAGTTTTTGTCTTTTGCGTAAAATTTTCCTGTTAGGTTTTTAAGAAAGACTTTTTGAATAACTGTCATGTCATATCCAAGACAGTCCCAAATTTGTAGATAGTCTAGAGGAACAAATTTTTCTGGATCTAGATTATGATCTCTACTTACGTATGCACTCAGAGGTAGTTTGTCATAGAGTGCGCCGTATTCTGGAAGATATGATTCGATGCGAAATGCTTGACCACGAATTGATTTAATGCTGACCCAAATGCAGGGAACATATTCACCGTGACCTTCTTTAAAATCGTATAGAAATTCTTTTCTAACGAAACAATGAACGGGAGGTAAGTTAGCTAATAAAAAACTCATTTAATTGCACCATGAAGTTTTAGCTTCGCCGTAGTATTCACGGGCTAGACCGTTTGCAATTAGTCCTTGACGTAAACTTTTTCCGTCTAAGATAACATCACCAAGAACACGACCACCATACTTGTCCCAATCCATTAAAACAACTTGACGCTTCTGTGCAGAAATAACTGCTTGCTTTGTAAATTCAGTTGCTCTTTTACCCATCACATCTTCTTTCGCACATTGCGCTCTGTGTCCTTTTTCTGGTGTGTCAACACCAAACACACGAATGCTTAATTCTTTTTTGAGTGGATCTGGTAGCCAAGCCGCTTCAAACGCAACAGTATCCCCATCAATAACCCTAGTAATATTAGCGTCATAGATAACTCCTGGTTTTTGTTTTCCTGTTTGTGCGAATACTGAATTGTTCCACGCAGAGAATGCAAATCCTGCAATTATCAATGCAATCCAAAATGTATATCTCAAATAATTCATGCCGCTTTACCCCATACGTCTGCCCAATCACCTTTTGTAGCACCCTTTGCATAATCGGTTGCTCTGTTCTCAAAGAAATTAGTATGCGTTGGTGCGTTAATCATTTCTTCAACCCAAGGTAATGGATTCCTCTTAACTTTAAAAATGCCTTTCAGTCCAAGACTGATAAGGCGCCTGTCTGCAATATAACGAATATACTTCTTAACTTCTTCTGAAGAAAGACCTTCCATCTGATTGATACCGAATGCTAAATCGATAAACTTGTCTTCAAGTTCAACCATTCGTTCTGCAATAGTATATATCTTAGATTTTAATTCATCATTCCAGATTTCATTATTTTCTTGAATGAAAATTCTAAAGAGTTTAATCATAGACTCAGCATGTTGTGTTTCATCAACAATCGACCAAGTAATAATCTGACCCATGCCTCTCATCTTACCCATGCGTGGGAAGTTTAATAGCATGATGAATGAAGAGAATAACTGCATACCTTCTGTGAATGCTGAGAATACTGCAATGTGTGTAGCAGTAGATTGCAAGTCACCATTTGAACTTGAAATGTCTAGCACATAATCGTGCTTGTCTTTCATTTCTTGATATGCTAAGAATTCGTTATATGTTGTGTCTGGTAGACCCAACGTTTCGATCAAGTGTGAGTATGCGGCAACGTGCAATGCTTCTCTAGCGGCAAAGCCAAGCAACATCATTCGCACTTCAGGCTGTGGAAAGTATGGTAAATAGTTTTTTACATAACCACCAGCAACGTCAATGTCACCTTGTGTGAAGAATCTAAAAATATTTGTAAGAAAATGTTTTTCTTCTGTTGTTAATTTTTTCTTCCAATCTTTTACATCTTCAGCCATTGGAACTTCTGTGTGTAGCCAATGACTCTGTTCATGTTTTAACCATGAGTCATACGCCCATGGATAGTTAAATGGCTTGAATGCATCTCTGCCATCCATTAAATTACTTTTTATTTTTGTTGTGCTCATTTTTATTCTTCTCCGAAATGTATTCTTTTACCAGGAAATTTATTTATAAAGTACGTGAATGTACTTTCGATTGTTGGTTGTTGCGTGATGAATTCATTTGTTTTTCTGTTGTAAACAAAGATTTGATTGTCATGCACTTCAGTTCTACAAACTAATATATCCATATTTTTATATTTAACTTGTTCAGTTTCTTTCAGCACTCTGTCAATTTCATTTTCTGATCTTTCCATTTTGCTTCTAATAAAAATGATGATACAGCTAACAAGGAAAATTAATTCCATTACACCAAAATTCCATTCCATTTAAGCACCTAACCATTCTGTCAATTGATTTTTCATTAGCATACCAGAAACTCTTTTGACTTCAACGTCACCGTCTATCATCACTAAAGTTGGAACGCCACGAATTCCATAATCAATTGCAACTTGCCGATTCTCATCGATATCAATAACTTCAATTGGAATCTGAGTCTCAACATCTTCTAATGTTTTTTCTAACATCTTACATGGCTGACACCATGATGCTGTAAATCTAAGTACTTTCATTTTTTTATCCTTAAGTTATTTCCAATATTTTGAATAATCAATATCATTCCAATATTTTTGATTATTACGATTCCAAAAATTCTTAATGAGATACCAAGTCATGCCTGTATATCCCATTATTTTAAATCTTCTACTATCTTGACCAAAATGATGATTCATCAATTTAAATTTTTTCGGATCATATTTTTTCGATAGAAAAAAATCTTCACTTACTTTATATTTTTCAGAAAATCCATCAAATTCTCTAAATTTATCTGTTCTAGTTAACATGAAAGCACCAACAGCAAAAGGAACTTTATATTTCATAATACTGTTGATTGTGTTAAACAATGTAAATCCAATTTGTGTTCTAACATTACCGTCATAACATTTAATTTTTAATCCTATAAGATCCAAGTTTTTTAATTCAATTGTATCGACAGCATCACGTATTGCATTATTCTTAAAGAAACGAACATCAGCATCAAGAAATAGTATATATGGTGTCGTAACTAACTTAGCTCCACTATTCTTAGCAAATGAAACTGTACCGCCGTCAATAATTTCAACATTTAATTCACCTTTCATTATTCGAATAACTTCTCGGGTATTGTCAGTCGAGCAATCAGCAATAATGATCCTTGTATTTCCAATTTCTTGGAGACGCAAAGATTCTAATAAATGATGAATATAATTTTCTTCATTTTTACAAGGAACAACTATTGTAATTTTTTCTTCTACGATACTTCTTGACATTTTGTTTGATCTTCTACAGTTACTATTTTTTCCCAATGAATAATTTCCCACGTACCATTCATGTTTTCAACCAATGCTGTACAAGATTCTACCCAATCACCATCATTCATATAAATGATTCCGTCTATTTCTTTTATTTCTGCATGATGTATATGACCACATATAACACCATCATAGCCACGCTTCTTACAGTAGCCCGCTAAATTCTTTTCGAACTGAAATATAAAATCTACTGCTTTTTTGACTTTGTGCTTAAGGAATTTACTAAGACTAAAGTACCCAAAACCAAAACGATGACGTATCCAATTGAACTTACTATTGAGCGATAAAATGAAATCATATGCTTTGTCTCCTAAAAATGCTAGCCATGGTGCCAATCTTGTTATACCATCAAACAAGTCACCATGTGTGACTAGATAATGTTTACCATCAATACCAATGTGTTCTATTTGATTGTGTATTTCTACTAAACCAAAACTAAAACCATATGGTATCATCGGTCTTAGAAATTCATCATGGTTGCCCGCAATGTAAACAACTCTAGTACCACGTTTAGCATGACCTAATACTCTACGAACAACATTCGTATGACTTTGTTTCCATCGCCATTTGTTCTGTTGAATTCGCCACGCATCTATTATATCACCGACAAGATAAAGTGTATCACACTTATTATGTTTCAAAAAATTATTTAAAAAATCCGCTTTACAGTCATTCGTACCCAAATGCACATCACTAATGAATATGCTTTTGTATTTCATTTTTAGCCTTCACATGCAAGACACGCATCGCCATCAATAAGTGCTTTCATATCTAATTCTTTAATTACTTCACGTTCAATACGTCTTGAAACTTTATCTGCTTTACCGATCTTCTCTGAACGGCAGTAGTATAATGTTTTGAGTCCTTGCTTCCATGCTTGAAAGTGTACTGCATGTAAATATTTAATGTTTACATCTGGACGGAAGAACAAATTCAATGACTGTGCTTGGTCAATATACACTTGTCTATCTGCGGCATGATTAACTAACCAACGTTGGTCAATCTCCATAGAAGTCTTGAATACATCTTTAGTCCAATCGTCCATCCATGTTAGATGCTGTACAGAACCATCGTTCGCAATGATTGAAGACCAGATATCATTATAGTCATTTTGCCATACTGTATCTGCATCATCTGAAAGATATTTTTCAATAACTCTATTCAACCATTTGTTTTTGGCTAATGATGAGCCCGATAAAGTGTCCTGACGATAAGCATTAGCACGATAAGGTTCGATACTAGGGCTAGTATTTCCCATAATGATAGACGAAGAAGCATTTGGAGCAACAGCCATAAGATGACTGAAACGTTGACCAGTGCCAACAGCATCAAGAGCCTCACCTCGTTCTTTACCCAATTTAAGATTCGCATCGTTAAGTTGCTCCCTTATATGTTTGAAGATTTGTTTGTTTCTTCCGACCGCAAGTGCGGATTCGAACGGCACATTATTTCGTTGTAGATAAGCATGAAACCCAAGAGCACCGATGCCAATACTGCGCTCACGTATGGCAGAGAACCTTGCACGTTCAACGGCGGCAGGAGCATTATCGATAAAATACTGAAGAACA